AGGTACTGAGCCACGCGGAGGAAGCTGTAGCGCTTCACCTCGCGCTTGCTCAGGCCCAGCTCAGCATTGCCGGCATCGTGCACGCGGCCCTCGAAGGAAACCTTGCGCATGCCCAGCTCTTTCATCACCACCTCACGGGCGGCATCAATGCTGGCGTCTTCGTTGATGAGTTTTTCGGCCAGCTCGGAAAGTTGGAACTGGTCGCACATGCCGCGGATGGTGGCAACACGCTCGCGCTCGGCGCGCCGAGCGTCCTGCTGCACCTCCGCCACGTTGATCTCGGTGGTCATCGGGTTTGGATCAGGGGAATCAGTCCGCTCGGCGGTCTGCACTGTCAGGTTACGGAGGGCCTCACTCACGGCGGACTTGAGCACCTCGGGGCTGAGTGCGACCAGCTCAGCCGGTCGGGTGGGATCGGGGGTGGGATCAGCAGCGGGCTCAGGCTCAGCCGCCGGCTCGTCCATGGCCCGGCCCAGGCCTACGGTCTGATCGGCGGGGACGGAGACGGAGCTCACTTCCAGGGCTCGCCAGCTAGTCACGTAGAAGTCGCCGCCGCGCTCTTCGATGTCGTCGATTTGATACCCGAAGCTGACGTTTTTCGTGATGCCAGCTTCGATATCGACGCGGCGACGGTGCTCTTCAGTTCCGCGCTCAGTGGTGTTAGGCGACCACCGCACCGTGCTGTAGAGCCGGCGATCGTCGCCCAGCCAGGCTTTTTCGACGACGCCCAGGACTTTGTTGGGGTCATGTCCCCAGAGCCAAGGTGCGCCGTCGTTCAGGCGCGCGAGGTCCATGGTGCCCGGCTCGTGCACCAAGATCTCGCGGCCAAACCAGCGATCTACTGGCTGTTCGCTGGAAAAGGAAAACGTGAGGGTCTCATCCGTTTTCTCTTCAATCTGGAGACCCATCGGCAGCTCTCGCCGCTGGGGCCCGCGCAGTTTCGTGAGGTCTAGGTTGGAATCCAAGGCCGGGCAGTCGCTGGCCTCAGGTTAGAGACGGCCTACGCCGCCAGAGCCAGAGGGAGCTGACCCACCACGGCGGCGGGGCAATGGCGCTGGATCTTGGCCCAGCGGAGCTCAGTAAAGAACGGCTGGCGGCGATACCAATCCTCAACCGGCGAATTGTTCTTGCTGGAGTTGCAGGCAGAGCAGGCCGGGATGATGTTGCTCGCCTCATCGAGGCCGCCTTTGGTCAGGGCCAATACGTGTTCCACCGTAAGACGCTCGCGGCCGTGGTTGCGTTCGTGAGTGGCATCCACTCCACAGAATGCGCAGCGGTTGTTCCACAGGGCAAAGCGAGCGTCGATCTGGGCGCGGGTGACGGGCGACAATGCACGGCGGCGGGCGGCGCGCTTCCAGGCTTTGCGCAGTCGTGTTTGGTCGCGATGCCATTCAGGATTGGCCTTCCGTCTGCGGCGGCATTTTTCGCGGGACTTATCGGGGTTAGCCCTATGCCAGCGGCGAGAATGTTCACGTGCTTGATCAAGATTAGCTTCTCGCCAACAAAGATAACTTTCGCGATTTTTTTCTGGATTATTTTCTACCCATCGACGACGGTAATCGCGCATCTTCTCGGGATTGGCACCCTGCCATCGGCGATTGTTCTCGCGAACCTTGTCTGGATTTTGTTTTTGCCATCGGCGCACCATCTCTCGATTTTTTTCTGCGGCGCTCAGTATCAGACGCCTTTTGACTAGGCCGCCAGTCCGTCCCAGCGCCCGCCCAATCTCCGCATAGCCAACCCCGCAAGCCGCCGCCACCTCTGCGACGATCTGATCCTGCGCTGTCCACGGCCTAGCCTTGCGGCGGCCGTTCTGCGATACTGAATCCATCGCCTATTTCCGGTAGGTGGTCATGCCTCAGGGGTTGCCGCCCGCTGAGGCACACCTATTCTACATCTTCTGGGTCGTCGTCGTCCGACTCGTCGGGCTCGGGTGGCTCCGCCACAGGCTCCGGTGCAGCCTCCACAGTCGGCATCAGGCCTAGGGATTCTTTCAGTTCGTTCTCCATTGCGATCTGCGCGACGACTTGCTCAAACTGCTCGCCGTTGTAGTTAGCTATTTGCTGCGAATGAGATTCAAGCATTAACGTACGGGCTATTTCTACAGCTTTAAGGTCCTTGGCAGGGTCGATCCAACTCCATGATCTAGCCTGCCAGCGGGGAGAATTATACCTTTCTGGACGAGTCCAATAATCAGAGAATGCCGGCGAGGGTAGTTCACCCGCCAGCATTGCAGCGCGTAGCCATTCCTCAAATACACGCTGGTGGAGCAGTTGCACGAGCTCGCTCTGCACCACCTGCCAGTGGTCGCGATCCTCCAGCACGCTGGTGCGCATGCTGCTGTAGTTCGTGTCGCCGAAGTCCTTGCTGATGGTGGCGTAGCTGCACCCATACCCAGCCGCAAACCGCCGGGTGAGGTTCTTTACGACCGCTTCGTATTGGCCATCATCCGGCCCGAAGTTTGGCGGCACGGGAACCTGGCCGGGGTCGAGGTAGTTCCAGCTGCCGGGTTCGGTGTTGATCAGTCGCTGGCCGTTCTCCACCGCATCGCCGATCAGCTCGCCCTCGGGCGTCTGGATCCAGCCCAGCGATGCCGCTTGGACGCGCTTCCGTACCAGGTGGGCGCGTTCGTATTCAGACAGGCCATGGACGGTCGTAATCACCGACGCCAACCACGGCACGCCCCGGTTCTGCCCGATCCGCTCCGGCATGAACACATGGATCATGTCTGCCGCCGGCACCAGGACGTGCTTCCGCTCCACACCCCTGCGGTTCAGGCCCAGCTCCACGTCGCCGGGGTGCCGCGCCAGGATGGCGTACCGGGTCGGTCGGCCCCATTCGTTGATTTCCACGCCCAGCCGCCATTCGTGGCCGGCGCGATCTGATACCCCGCTCTTGTCCTCATCGAGCTGGTGCGCCTCGATCAGCTCCAGTGCCAGCGGCGTGCGGCCCTGCCCCATCGGCTGCCGCACGATCCGAATCAGGCACTCGCCCGATTCCGGCAGGCTGCCGGCAACCATCATCTCGAAGCCGTGGAACGACAGCCGGCCCGCCACGTCGCAGGTATCCGGGCGGCACCAACGGCGCCACGCCTCCTCCATCAGCCGGTTGCGGCGCACGTCCTTTTCCGTGCCGTTCGCTTTGAGTATCTGACCCTGCATCTGGATCCCACGCGGCCCCACCACGTTGATCTGCGTCGTCCGCTTGGCCTGGCGGGCGTAGGGGTTATCCCTGACCAGCTGGTGGCAGCGGTCGCGCAGCACCCGCAGGCTGACGCGCAGCTCAGCATCGGCGGAGGTGGTCGGTGCCACCAGGTCATGGAGCAGCCGGTTACGCCGGGCGCCCTCGAACATCCGCTGGCCCTGTTGCCGCCCATGCCGGGTGGCCAGGATCTGCCGCTGCAGCCAGGATCGAACACCCATCAGCTCACCCCCTGAAACCGCACATAGAGCCGGCGCGGATCGCCGAGGCCCTGCGCGATCATCTCGGCGCGTTTCTCGCGGGCAACTTCAGCCTTCAGGCGGTCGCGCCAGGCGATCAGGGCCGGCAGCTCAACCCGGCGCACTTTCCGGCCACCGGAGCCAAGAGTGCCGATCTGGTATTCCTGCGCGCCGGTAGTCAGGGCGCGGATCGCCTCTTCAACCGCCTCCAGATCCTTCTGCGCCTGACTGCGATCGTCAAACGCGCCAGGGCTGCCGCTGAAGGCCAGACTCTTGCGGACGGTCAGACTGCCGCGGCCGGTGGTCAGTGGTGCGCCGTTGACCGTGGAGACGATCTGCAGCTCCCAGCTGCCGGCCGCCATCGTGGCCGTCGTGGCAGCGCTCAGCTCCACCTTCCAACCGTCGGCCGTGTCGGTGGCCACCGCCTCGATGCCGGCGCCAGCAGCTGCAGCGCGGAACCACACGCGCACCGCCGTGGCGTCAGGGTGGACGCGCAGCTCGATCCAGCTGGTCAGATCGCCTTGGTAGAGCTCGGCCGGCTGGGTCATATCACGCTGAAGGATCGGGCCCGGCGCGGCGCGGGCTGCTCCTTAGAGCCTACCGAGGCCGCCAGTTGCGCTTCCAACTGGTCCCACATCGTCGCCCGGTCGTAGCGGCGGCTCACCAGCTGCAGCGCAGCATAGGCGTACCGGGTGCAGTCGCCCGCCTCATCACGCATCCCGGTCGGGCAGTCCCAGTGGTATTCCCTCCCGTGACTACCACGCTTCGGCATGCGCTTCCATGGGAACAGCTCCGCCAGGAATTGATCCGTAGACGCCTCGCCTAGGTGCAGATACCCAGGGCCAGGGATCTCATTCCGCAACCGGCCCTGCAGGTGCGACACGCTGATTTCGTAGCCCACCCGATACAGCAGCAGACCCTTTTTCTGCACCGCCTGATTCTTCCGGTTGATGTCCACCGGCGAACCTTTGCCCACCAACGGCTTGCCCTTGGCGCCATCACCACGCACCGGCACCCACAACCCACCCTGCTTGCGGCACCAGTCTCTGACCTCCTGGGTCGAGTGGCCGCCTTCATCAATCGCGCCCATCGCCACGGGGACCTCTGCCCCGTCATCCCGGCGCCATTTCGTCGCCGCGATCTGCTCCAGCTGCTGCAGCGTTTCCTTCTGCTGCGGGTCCCCGTCGATCTCCCAGTGGCCTAGGTGCCAGCCTTCCTCGCCGTGGCCCCAGCCCCACACTGTCACCACCACCCGTTCGTCAACCGATCCGCCGCCGCCCTGCACGTCAACGCCAATTGTCACCATCAGAACGCCATTGGGCACGCTGCCCATCGGGTAGCCGTTGCCGGCCTCGATGTTCTTCCGCCGCTCCGCTAGGCCATCGCAGGTGAGCTTGCCGGCGATGCTGTCCTCCCACGGGATCCCCAGCACGGTGTTGTGGTAGGTCTGCATCGGGTCGGTATCGCCCCGGCGCATCGCCTCCAACGCTTCCTGGTACTCACTGATCAGCTTCGACCACACCGCCCCGGCGTGGTAGCTGTACGCCGCCCAGATGTACTGGCTCTCGACTGCCGGCTCGCCCTCAGCCGTTAGCGACTGCTGCGAGCGATCCAGCCCCAGCGGGCAAGCCCAGCCGCCATGGGCGTCCATCTCCCGCAGGGAGGTGTAGCGGATCGGCT